GTTAAAGGAGTTGCAAAGTCTAAAGTCGAATAAGTGTTTAGCACTTGTTTAGGTGTAAAAGTTCGTTTTTCTGCGGCTTTAGCTATATTTCCCGCCTCCCCTCCAAGAGTTCTTAAATCTCTTAATGAATTTTTTATTCTTTCCGCTCTGTCTTGAGTGTCCTTTAAGTCCTTTTGAACCCCTCTGAAGTAGTCATTTAAATCGCTTTTTGTAAATGCCTCTGTAAAAGTTAATCCAGGCCCTTCAAAACCAAGCTTATCGAATATAAAGTCGATACCTTTTGCTAGATTTAGTATGAGCTTCTGTATCAGGGAAGGAATAATCTTAAGTATTTCTCCAACAAATTGAAGTGTTAATATTGAAGTAATTATTTTTGTCATAAATTTAAAGGCTTTTCCTACTGCTTTGGTGCCTGCTATTACCGCACTAAAAAATGAATTCATATAAGCAGTCATTTGACTAGCGGCAATTTTTACTCCTAAGGCCATGTTTTTAAAAGAAAATTTAAATCTAGTTTCCGTAACTTTTACTTTTTGTTCTATTTCCGCCAAGCCTTTTTGCATATCATTAACAATAGCTAAAGAAACGCCTTTGAACGCGCCTTTTGTAACAATACCAAACTTATCTACATGCCCTGTTGCGGCGTCTAGCATTCTTTTTAAGTTTGCTTGGTCTACTTTTGCTAAGCTGGCAAAACCTGAAGTACTAACTTTTTCTAAAATTTTACTTTTACTTCCGCCCATTACAGCCGTAGTAGCTCCGGCCTGTACGCGGCCTTGGCCCTTTTTAGCAAGATTATCGCTTGCTGTAACTACTCTTTCTATTTCTGCTTTGTAAGATTTTAAATCATTTTTTGCGGCGTCTAAAGAAGCAGAAGAGTTTGCTCTAAAAGTTTCAAATTTTGTGCTTAATGTTTCAATAGGTAAGATAGAAGATATGATACTTACAGCAAACCCTGTAAAAGCAGCAATAGCTAAAACTGCATTTCTATTTATAATGTCCGCTAAAAAATTAAAAGCAGGTAGAAGTCCCATAGTAATATTTTTAACTATGTCTTCAAACGTTTTTGATAGCTTAACAAAAGCGTTTTGACCCGCAGGTACATTTCCAAAGAACTCGTCTAACTGTTTCTGAGTAGCAACTAAAACAGCTTGAGAACGTTGAACATCTGTAAGAGCATCTGCAGTAATACCTAAAGAAGCAGCATAGTCATTTGTTGCTTTTTCTAATCGTAAGGTAATACCTAATTCGTCTAAGAGTTCTGGTTCTGCTTTTGAAATACCTCGTACAAGACGATCAAAAGAGTCTGTAAAATTACGCCCTAAAGCAACAGAGGCTCTTTGCGCTCCGTCAGCAAGATCGTTAAGTTGCTTAGAACTAAATCCTTTTGCTGTACCAATAGCGGCAGCTTCTGCTGCTTCTCTGAAACCTAGTAACCCATTACTTGCATTTCTTAGGCTAGTAGTAATAGATCCTAAAGCTATTCCTGTATTCTGTGCAAAAGCCACTTGAGCTTTTTCAAGCTGTTCTACTTGAGCAGCATTCTTTAAAAACTCAAAAGCAGCACTGACAGCAAAAAGATTAGAAGCAAGAACTGCGTAAGCAGGAACAAGAGTTCCTCCAATACCTTGAGCCATTTTAGAGAAGTTTTTTGTTCCGTTTGCAGATTGTTGAGACACTCCTTTTAACCTTCTATCAGTAGTTTGAGCGGTCTCACCAACCTTCTTTTGAGACTTATCTACGCCGTCTAATGCATCCTTCAGCTTTTTAGTGCTGACAGTGGCTTTTTGCATCTTGCCATTGACTTCAATATCAATTTTAATTTTCTTTGCCATTAGCCTTTAACATTATGGGTGTACTGTTTTCCACCGCTGGACGCTGATTTGCGCTCTTGCTGCTTACGCTTTTTCTCTGCTTTGTCTGCTCTAAACTCTACAAGTTTTCGTTCATACATCTTCATAATATAGAGTGTTATTCTTGGATGCTCTACATCGTATAATTTAAAAAAGTAGTCTATACCGTCCCAATACTTTCCCATGTATGTTCCACTCATTCCTTCCCAGTGATCTGGTAAAAGGCTGAACATAAAAAATGCCACTTGAACTTCTTCGGGAAACTCCGAAAGCTCGAGCGGCATTTTGGTAGGGTCGGGTTCTTGTCCTAACTGCTCACAGATAAGCAAATACTTATCTAAGTCTACTGGAGAGTCAGACTCGTTTATATAACGAGTTAATAGAGATTCAATTCTCTCTATTTGTTCCCAGTAAAATTTTCAAGATCACCTACTGTCTCTGTAACCCATGTGTCAAATACATTTGAGTTCTTCATCAGAGTCTCGGCATTGTCTTGAGTAAATGCTAGTTCATCGTCGGAGTCAAGATGTGAGATATCTACCAAAAGAAGCTCTTCTAGGTACGAATACTTTAATCCTGTCCATCCTTTAATTACTGCACGACAATATTCTACAAGAAACTTTTCTTCGTCAAGAATTTCTTCAGGTTGACGAGTCTTTTTATCAAACTTAGTGGTTACACACTTTTTGCGTAATTTTAACAGCTCTTCTCTTGCTAAGTAGCAAAGAGATACTTCCATGTCCGAGTAGCCCGGAAATTCAATAGAAACTGTTTTACTTGGAGTCATAAGACTCGAAAGAGATACGGGTGAATCGCTCATTATTTGTCCTTTTAAAATCTGAGAAGTAAATTTATATTCTGTAATTATAGTTGAGAGGAGCTAAAAAGTCAAGAACTTTTTTTCACACCATAAAAGAAAACCCGCCGGAGCGGGTTTTTAGTAAAAAAGCTTTAAAATTAAACAGCTCTACCTTTATAGGTAATTTTAACTTCGTCTGCGTTTGTAAGTGCGCTGGGAACTGCATGGAAGTTGGTTTCAAGAGATATAACATCTTCGATTTGATGAGTAGGAATATCAATATGAGCACTTGGTAGTTCGAACGCAAGTCCTACATCAGTTGCACCGGAGCCTATAGATCCAACAGTAAACTTTAAGTTAAACTTATTACGAGTAACTCCAGTGGCCGCAGAAAGATCCTTAAAGAATCGTGCACTACGATTGTCTGTGCCCGTATTGTCATCATTTAGGTAGCAAGTAAAAGATCCAGAGATTGATCGAGTTCCTGTTACGTGGCCAATTGGAGTGTTTACTCTACATAATTCTTCAGGGGTTAAGAAAGTAATATTGTTTTCAAAGTTAATACTTCCGCCTGTAAGAATTAAGTCATATGAGGTTAAGTACTCATTAGCTGAATCCCCATCTTGGTCAATATCTCCTGCGTCTCCTGCGTCTCCATCAGTATTAGCATCTGGAATAACTGCTAAAGATGCGATACGATTTCGCAAAAAGTTATTTGTCGCATTAATACCGGTTCTGCCTAACGTACCTGTAGAGTTAGTTGCGAAATCAATAGCACTACTAGCATCTACTTGTGTTACTGTCTCTCCAAAACCTGACCAATTAATAGTAGTAATACCATCAATATCAAAATCAACGCCTGCAGTATTCATAACACACCCGGCCACTTTATATATAGTTTGACCTGTTGCTTCACTATATCCAGCTTCGTCTGCGTTGGGAGCACATCCGCCAAGAACAAAGTAAATATCAAAAGTACCAAGCTCTGCACGATTTGAGTCATTTGCATCCAGTATTAAAGGTGTCGTAGCTGCAGCGCCCCTAGAATTAACTACAACGGCAGTACTTCCGGGCTGGTCCCACTCCTTATTAGTAGCATCCCAAGTTTTTGCGCCTAGAAAGTAAGCCCAAAGAACCTCTTCTACCGCAGTTTGAGCACCTGTTTCAAATACAGGACGAGCATACGTTGAAAAAGACCATTCTGCAGGCTCAAGTGCCGTTGTGAACATTGCTCGTCCACGATTTGAGCTACCGCTTGCATCTTGCATCTCGTTTAAAGTTACTTCTGTAGTCGCTGTCGACTGAGAAAAAGAATATCCGTCTAATACCGGAATTTTCCAATAAACTGCAGTAGAGCCCGCTTGCGTAATATACACATGGGTATCACGACTTAGTTGAATTGTTGCTGTCATAGCATATCTCCTAAAAATTGAAAGGACAAGGGCGTGAACGTTTGTTCGTGCCTGTCGTTTCTAGTAATGAACCTGAACGAGTATTTCTCCTACTCCAAAAGGCTCAAGAACTCCTTCATCAGTATCAATACTGATAATTAAAATATCGTGTGTGGTTTGTGCATTTCCTTGCTTATCTGTGTAATCAAGTTTACCATGAATTTCTAACACGGTTTCTACGTCTTCTATTAATCCGTCAAGAGCTACAGTAGCATCGCTTTCTTTGACGTAACAACGTATTGTTATATTAAGATAGCGGTCTTTATATCCACCACCTTGATATACTCTTGTCTCGCTTCCTGCATTTAAATGAATTGCTGGAAAGGTCTCTACTTCATCCCAGAATTTGAGTCGAGGATGAACTTCATCATACAAATCGGTAATAAATGCACCATTACCGTTAATTAACTTTAGCTTTGTTACAAGAGCATCAACTATTGCAGACCTACGAGTAGTATATAGTCTATGATTTATGCTCATTATACTCTCCTTGTGTAGAATCTTCCAATAGCAAACTGTGCTGCAATTTCTCTTATAGAACGGTCAATCAGCTTTCTAGGGTCTCTATTAGGATTGCTTTCAAATACATCATACGGACCTCTTTGATACGTATACCCAATACTTGGAAAGCCTTGTGGCGTTGCTGTTATATCAGTAACTCTAACGGACCCTGCAAACCTACCTGTTCGATTTACAAGTCTTGGAGCCCCCATATTGTCCTTAACCGTGCGGTTTATCTGTTCGTTTAAGGGACCAATTAAAGAAGCTAAAGGAATTAAGCTTTGCTGAGCTCCTCCGACTTTAGGAACTACTCCCTTGCCGATAGAGCTGTCTCTTACAACATTCACACGCGACTTATCCTTAACTTTTCCTTTTGCACTTCCTTTACTTGTTTCTTTAACTTTTTTTCGTGGAGTTCCCGTTACTTTCTTTTTTGCTTTCTTTATACCGCTAGATAGCTCATACAGGGTTACATCTTCTAAGCCTTGAAGTAACTTAGTAGATCCTTCATTGTCTACCACATCTTGCATGTACTTTGTGAAGTTACTAATAGCCGTGGCTTCAGTTTTTGCTAGCTTTTGGTTAGACATTGCTGTCTGCCAACTAAGTACAGGAATATATTTTTTTGTAATTCCCTTTGCGTCTATATTCTGTATGTGCTTTAAATCTACTTTAATAGTTCTTTCGTACTGAGTAAATCCTTGTAGCAAGACTGTTCTGTCCTGGGAAGATCCTGTAAATTCTCGTATTTTATCTCTTGCTGCTGCGGCTCTTACGGTAGAAGCTGCAAAACCTACGGTCTGGCCTCCAGCAGATTCTGAGTGGCCAAGCTGTGCTCCAAACTTGTTATCTGATCCACCCACTCTATTTAAATTTTTATTGTCTGCGGAACTTAGTTCTTTTCCGCGTTTGTTAAAAACTATTTTTATAACTCTTTTTAACGTACTTGATTTAGCTCTTGTAGCTGTTCCGTAGGTAGCTATATAAAATACGCTGTCTGTGGCTTTTAGACCTATAATTTTGTGCGCTTTCAGTTCCTTTAATCGGTCTGAACGAACTTTTGCTTCTAAGAGCTTTAGCCTACGAGTAAACTCTGACCATATTTCATTTTTTATGGCTTGATTAGTCTTTAATTGAGGAACTAATTGCGATAAATTAGTCATAAACCTTTTCTTGTTTATGATTAATATTTGGCCGTGTTGCTTTTCTAGGTCTTTTCGAGTCGAGCTGTCTGCTTTGTTTGCACTTGCTTTTAGATCATCTAAGACTGCTTGAGCTTGTTTTTTGAGTGCACTACTACTCATTAAAAAGTTTTATATAAATCGAGAACTCGTTTAATGTGAGCAGGAAATCCTACGCCTTCTACAACAGGAGCGTTTTCAAGCGTAGCTCCTGCAAGAGTTCTTCGAGCTTTGTACTCGTCTTTGAAGTGAAAGTTTATTAGATCAATAACTGCAAGTTGAAGATCTGCGGGAGTACTCGCATATCCTGCGGTATATGTAACTTTTACCGACCCCGCACCTCGGGGCCAGTTTTTATAGGCAGACCCCGTAACGTACAGTACACTATCCGTCTTTTTGTCAAGATAATAGTCTGTAGTTGGCACGGTGGTGTAACTTTCCGTTACGGAGTCTCTTTTTTCGACAGAAACAATAGTATTTACAGGACTTTCAGTTAACTGCACAATATGTGTGCTCCAGTCCATATTAAACTCTTCTACTTTATTAGTAGCGTAGTAATCAATAATACTATTGCCACAATAAGTTTTTACTAATTGATTCACAGCATTAATAATGCGATCAATTTTATAGTCATCACGAACATTCGTAATGCCTTCGGCGTCTTTAAACTGCTGTAGGGTAATAAAATTTGCCATAATAAATCAATTAGTAAAAACTTGGGGAGGAAACCCTCCCCAGTTTATTTAGGTAGCTATTAAGATGCCGCTTGGATCAACTTAACAACAGATACGTCAGTAGTACCATTGTTAGCAACGAGCTGGTTGAAGCCAAGTGACTGGCTAGCAACGATTACTCGACGCTGGTTAAGTACTTCGTAGTCTTGCTCTACGGATACACCGCGGAGACGTGGAACTACGTGGTTACGAACGTTTACAGCGTAGCCTACAGATGCGCTTGCGCCTTCTGCTTCGAGCTGGTCAGATACAACTACTGGAGTTCCAAAGATTGAACCTACAGAACCTGTAATCTTAGTCGCGATATCAGAGCCTACGTCTGTGATGTCGGCAAAGCCTGCATCAGCAATCAGATCGTAGTAACGCTTCTGCGATACAACATAGACCAGATCTTCTGGCATCATGCCATACTTACCCATGAGCTTACGTGCTCCAAGGAAGTCTGCTGCATCTACAACGCCAGTACCGGCCGCTGCTACAGAAGTTGTAAAGGTGTTAGAACCTGCAAGTGCCTCAAGGCCATCAAATGCCTGAGATCCGCCAGACGTACCATTAAGAAGGGCATCATCTACTGCGCGAGCGTGTGCACGTGCAACCGACTCAACAAGCATTGGCATCAAGTTAACAAGAACTTCTTCGTCAACGTTGTTGTCCATGAAAGTAGTCGAGATTAATCGAGTTGCTTTCAGGATTACTTGCTTAGCATTGTACTGTACGTTAGTGACTTGAGGACGGTTTTCCAAGTTACCTAAAGTATCAGTATTTGCGCCCCAAGTTGCAGGACCTGCATCTGTCTGGATTGGCAATACTTGAGTCTGTGAGTTAATTGTGATCTCACGGAAAGCTTGAGCGAGCTTAAGCTCGAGCATGATTTCCTTCTCGATTGCAGTAGAGACTTCTTGAGCAATACCACCAGCATTAGCTGCATAGTTGATACCTGCTTTTTCCATAAGGCTCTTTGAGTAGTCAGTTTCCCAACCTTTTCCAGTCATAACACCAAGAAGGTGTCCGTACATGAAGTCCTTGCCCCACTTTGAAATGTTGCCCGAATCACTACGATCGGCAAAGACGCGCTTTGAATCACGCATAGCAGTGATTTCAGCATTCTTCTCTTCCAAGTCTTTAGCGTGTTGTGCAATGATTTCTTCGAACTTAGCGTCCTTTTCAGAAAGCTTGCTCTGAATATCAGACATCAAACGCTCAGCGCCTGACTCGATACCAGTTTTAATTACAGCCTCAACTTCAGCCTGCTTAGTGGCTTCAGCTTGAGCTGCTTCTTGTTGTGCTTTAGCTTCTGCTTCTACAGCAGCTTTTTCCTCGGCCTGACGCATTGCGATTTTAGCAGCAGTCTCATCCGCTACCTTCTTAGCAAAAGCCTCAAGGTCGATTTCGGGAGTTCTTACTTCCGACATTGTTATCTCCTTTTGAACTGACTTTTCAGTTCCATCCGGTGTATCACTAGCTTCAAATGAATCTTCATCCTTAGCCAGGGACTGACCGGCTAGATCTACACTATTTTTGAAAGTTTTCTTGAATTCATTGTACTCATCCATAGAGTCAAATGATTTCGCCAGAGAGAAAGTAGCTGCTTGGTTACAAGGTACCGATACTACTGATACTTCAAACAACTCAGCGTCCTTAATCTTTAATCCGTCAGTTTCCGATAGGTAATCAGCATCCTTGACTCGGAAACCAACAGAAAATGCTCCAAGAATGCCTTCTTTTACAAGCTGCGCGACGTGATCGGGCGCAGACTTAGAAATTTTAGCCTTAAGTTCAAGACCGTTTTCAGTGACTTTAAGTCCTGTAGCGCGTCCGATAGGCTTGTTATAATCGTGATTGAAAAGAATAATAGGGTTCTTCTCAAAATTACCAAGGCCGCCCTTAGTCCATGCTTCCGCTGAAATAGTATCTCCAGCCCGGTCAAAGTCCGCAGTGCTAGCCATTCCGCAAATGTGGACGCTACCATCGTCATCTTCATTGAGCGCTTTAAAGGTAGAAGTAAGGTTAAAAATCTTTTCCATTAGTCTTTACTCATACGTGCTGCTTTAGGTGCAGGCTTGCTCGGAGCTTTAGGCCTTGGAGCAGGTTTTGGAGCGGGCTTAAGAGCTTCCATCAGCTCTGGGTGCTTTACTTTTAAAGCATGTAAAACATACTTCCATGCTTTAAAACTTCTTTTTATAGAAATAGCATCAATAGCCTCTTTATGTCCTACAATCTCAACATAAGATTTATACTCAATATCGAGTGGAAGACCAAAGTCTTTAAACTGTGCAGAAGTAATATCTAAAACTTTTTGTTTTTGACGTACTGCCATCTTACTCTTCTCCTTGTTCGACAGGCCTACCGCCTTCGTCTGGGTTTGCAGCACTTCCTGCAATATTTGCAGGTACTCGTAGTTCGTCGTACCCTTCTACCAAATCAAAGCCTAGAGCTTCTCTCGCTTCGTTTGGTGTAATAATGCCTGTGTTTACTAATGAAGAATAGTACTGAGACTGGTCTCGTAGTTCAGGCTGTAGTGCTGGAATATCTGTAATATCTTCTTTGCAAGAAAATCCAAAGTATCTTTCCATTGCGAAATTCATTTTACGAACAATAGGAAGAATAGTCTCTAAGTAATACATACGCATATTAGGACGGATATTCGCATTGTTTCCTGAGTCCAACATAATTGGAGGAACTCCAAGTGCTTTCAATACAATTTTTTCATTTTCTAAAATAGCCGATTGAAAGTCTAATTCTTTAAAGTTGACATTTGATACCTTATCAAGCTCTATGCCACCATCTAGTATGAGAGGCCGTCTTCCACCCGAGTCAGGACGATAACGAGCAGACCATGACTGAATCATTCTCTCCTTTATCTTCTCTGAGAGAGTGTTCGGAGATTTAAGTACAAGACCTGGTACTGCGCCATTCTTAAAGAAGTTATCTTGAAAGTCTCGCATACTTCTCATAAGTATCATTGTTCTAAGTGCCGGCTTTAGACGAGAAACTCCTCGATAAATAGAGTAGAAAGAGTTGTCTTTTATGTGAATAATCTCACTAGGCTTATAAGTAATTATTTCATTAAAAGTAAACTTTTCGATATAAGTACTGTCGCTTGCATGAATTGTCATCTTATTAGCGGGCAAGTGGTATAGATGTACTCCATCAAAGTAAATAAAGATGTTTCCATCTAATAAAAAGTCCGTAATTAAATTACGACGAAAAGTGCTAATATCTTGAAAAGGGTTAGGCTCTTTATTCAACAGCAGCTCTACTCGTGAGCGCTTGATCCCTTTTACAATACTAGACATTCCTTGAATCTGTGGGCCTACAGAAATGGGTATTTCTGCTGCGTCATCTACGATTAAGTTGACGCCTCTATTTACAACTTCAAGGTCTTCATATGCTCTTTCGTAGTTTACTACACGTTCTCGAGAGGGTTCTACTTTATGGTCATAGTAGGGCTGAGCAGGATTGAGTTTCTCCTCAACCTCAGGCGTTCTTCCTATTATTCTGTCATACCATGCCATATTTATCTCTTTGAATCTCTACCCAGCGTTGCTGTTTAGTTGCTGTTACTAAAGCTGGATTTCTGCCGTACAATCTATGCAGTTCTAAATGATGATTATGGCAAAGTGTGACTGTATGTGTGTACAGCTCTGCCCACTTATCTTCTATAAACTCGTCCCGCCATATAACAATATATTCATCTGTGTAATGTTCGGGGCGTTCTTTCTTTTTCTCCTGCAGCCATTCTCGCAACATAGGCGCTAGAGAGTAGAAGTGGTGAAAATCAAGTTTGGTATCCGCGCCGCAAATGTGGCATACTGTACCTTTCTCGTACTTTGATTTAGCTCGGTCGCGTATATATTTTACCGGATCTCTTTTTAGCTTTTTCATTTTGAATTATATCCCCTGTGAGATAAATTGTCAAACATTATTTTTATAAGGTGTCTTCAAAACCCGCTCTGCGTTGTTTCAAATGAGTATAGTGCGTACCTAATAGCATCAGCCATGTGCGATGCTCGATTATGCTTCGGCTTTTCTCGTGCAAGATTTGGATTTGGGTCCCATTGATATTGGTCTAAGCATGACATGACTTCATCGCACCGTTGGTCGACAAAGAGCTTATCGTTGTCTACTATTCCAGCAACTTGAGCAATTCCATCTAGTACTGACTTTTTAGCATTTATAGTAGAAATATCGTAATTCTGTGCGAAGTCAAATCGAGTTTGCTGTGCTGCGGAATCTATATAGATGTAGTCGATATCCCATTTGTCAACCATACTTCGAATTACGGCGGCATGCTGCTCGGTAGTCTTTTCGGCATCTAGGTACTCATCTAGAACATGATATACTTCCTCGTCCCAATCGTAGGCTATTACGCAGAAAGCAGTCGGGTCACGATAACCAACGTCGAGGCCAGCAAATACATCCATACGACGAGTATCAAGCTCTTCATTATTCGCGACACACTTCTCATGGTCGAAGTTCCAAACTTGCCCTTCAAAAGTGTTAAAGTCTGCTTCATACTCTTGTCTAAATTCTGCTTCGGACATAGATTTTCTAGCTTCCGATATATCCATCTCAGACATACGCGGATTATCTTGATAAGTAGCGCGAATCGAGCACCATTCTGAAAATTCATCATTAAATCCTCTATCGAAAAACTCTGCAAACCAATTATTTCTACCACGAGGAGTAGATATAAAAAGCGCTTTCGAGGTTTCTTTATCTAGTGTTGGACGTAAAGCTACGTTAAAAGCGTCTTTACCGTCTGCCAACGCCGCTTCGTCAAATATAATTAAATCGTAGCTACGTCCAACACAAGAATCGACTTGATTTACGGAACCCATACGAACGGTAGATCCATTACTCAATTCAATAACTTTATCTTTTGCATTATCCTTTGCGACCTCTAGGTCAAAGTGTTTAATAAGTTGTCGTTGTAAGTCGAAAGAAATCTGAGACAGCGAGTAATTTGGGGACATAATTAAAATATTTGAACCGGGCACCAGGGAGACTAGTTGTCCGATTATGTTTGCGATATATGTTTTACCCTGCCTTCTGCTGACAGCGGCACACACAAACCTATACTTATCATTGTTAATCGCGTTTATAATTGCTACTTGCGAGGGTAGCGGGGAGACACCTAGTAGTTCTAAATAATGATCTACGGGTAATTTAAGGAAGCGTGTCTCAGATTGTAAATCTAAAATATCGTTCGACGTGATATCTGCTCGGCTAATTTGTACTGCCATAACTTCTTACTCGGACTGTTGATCTTCTAGAACTTCTTCATTTCGTTCTATCCAATCGGCTGCATCGGTATCTACGTCGTCTTGTGTAGCTTCACGATAGTAGATAATAATTTCTTTTTGTTGACGTATGTAGCGTCTCAGCTCCTGAAGGTTATACGCCATATTTTCATAGTCTTGGGGCGTAAGACCAAAGAGTACATAAGTACCACTTTGTAGCTTTTCAAGCTTTTTCACTTGTTCTTCAAAATTCTTTTCTGTAACTACAAAAAACTCCACGTCCTGCAAGCTAATTGCTTTCGGTAGTGGAGGTTGATAAATTTCTAGCGTCTTGTACTCTGTTACTGTTTTTATAACTGGTTCTGGTGCTGGAAGAGGCTGGGGCTGTAACATCGAGCAACCTCCCAAAGCTAAAACTACTGCACTAGTTAGAATCCGCATTTGCCACCTCTTCGCTGTCTTGTTCTATTTGTCGAAATACTTTCTTAGTTCCATTATTAATTCGAGGCTCTATAAGTCCGGGTTTTGCTCTTGCAAGTCCAGTCATATTGTGACGCTTGAAAATAGATAAGTAACTATCCATTTCTCCTTGCATAAACGCATTCTTTTCTAGTAAGTCGCCCACTGCTTGAAGTTGAACCTTTAAGTTATCTTCCGACTTTTCTCGTGCTGTCTTCTCGCTTTCAAATGCAGTTTCCAACCTAATGGCATTCTCTTTTAAAATAACTGCGTTTGTCTCCAATCGAGCAATCACTGCATCTTTCTGACTTACTACTGTATTATGATACATATATCCAGCAACAGACAGTGCAATAATTAGAGGTAGCATTTTTAACATTCCAAGCATTATTTCACCTTTTTAATCTGAAAGTTAAAAGCCTCTTGGGTTTTTAACTCGAAAGGCTCGCCCGACATCAGGCGTCCTTTTAAATGTGTAGGCTCGCATTTATCAAGCCATTTAAATTGGTACTGTGTTTTCTTCTGAGGGTCTATCCAAATTGTGACTTCCCACTCATTTATAAAAAACTTAACAATCCAACGTAGCGGCCAGGAGGCAATTCTCAATAAAGTGCTCCCAATCTTTTTCAATTTGCTCCCGCTCTTTGTAAGTAACATAAAGTGCTTCCTTTTGGCTGTCTGGAGATTCGTGGTACTCTTCCCACTCTTGCGGCGTCATAAACTTTTTCTTGGGGTACGAAACACCTAATTCAAAGCTGTAATAGACCTGTCCAGTGACAATGTCTTGATGTTGCTCTAAATTAGGTGCCATCGCTACACACCCGCTAAGAAGTAGAACTGGTATTATTTTTTGCCAGACCATGCCTGAGCTCCAAAGAACGCTGCTACGATACCTGCTACAGATACAAAGTATACTGCTGCCATATCTCCTAAGATTGTTGCTGCTTGATGTAAAGCAAATATTTCAGTAGCCATTACAGTAGCTGGATAAAGAAGCATACCTGCAAGTGCAAACCATGTCATCTTTCGTTGAGCATCTCGCATTGCATCTTGATCTTCGAGTTCTTTGCGCTTGAACTCTAGATACATTGCTCTTTCTTCGTTATCAACTCTGCCGTCGCCATTACTGTCTGCTGGGTGATACCCTGCATCTTTAATATCTTCCATCACCACTTCACCTTATCAGCCCAGTATGCTGCTGACATCTTGCCTTTTGCAATATTCTTTGCATGACGAGCTTTGAAGCTGCGACGCTTGGCTTTC